AGCGGATTTTGACCGTGCCAAAAAAGCAATCAGAAAAGCATCAGCCAGAGAAATCGAAGCAGTTGCTTTGAAATTATTTGAAAACTATTTACGAAAACTTTAAAATTATAAATATAAGATAAATCATAAGGAGAATCCTAATGGCAACAAATAAACTTATGGAAGCTGCTGCTGATATCCTTGCACATAGTAAGGCTCAGGCTCCAGCAATGCCTCCACAAAAGTTACCAGGCGAGGTGCAAGATTTAGGCGGTCCTAAAAATACCGACTCTAAACCTCTTGACGATTCAAATAAATTGAATCTTCAAACACCTGATAATTCAGAAAAGAATAAAGCAACAATCAAAGCTAAACCATCTGCTGCTTCCGCTAAAATGGAAGACAAAGAGGTTGAAGTGGAAGAAGATATCATTGAAGAAGAAGATTTAGAGGAAGCTAAACATAAAGCTAAGTCTAAAGACGATGATGAAGATGATACCGAAGAAGAAGAAGAAAAAGTAGAAGAATCTTGGAAGAAAAAAATGAAAGAAGATGTTGACGCAATGTTTGCTGATGATGAAACTATTTCAGAAGAATTCAAGAATAAAGCTTCTACAGTTTTTGAAGCTCGTGTCCATGACCGTGTTACACAAATAACAGAAGAAATTGAAGCTGATTATGCTAATCAGTTACAAGAAGCTGTTGAAACAATTAAACAAGATTTAACAGAAAAAGTAGATGACTACCTTTCATATGTTGTAGAACAATGGATGGCTGACAACGAAATTGCTATTGAATCTGGTTTACGTTCTGAATTAACAGAAGAATTTATCGCAGGTATGCGTAATCTATTCACAGAACATTATATTGATGTTCCTGCTGAAAAAGTTGATTTGGTTGACGAGTTAGCTAATAAAGTTGAAGAACTTGAAAGCAAACTTAACGAAGAAATTGAGCGTGGTGTTGAATATAAAAAAGAACTTATTGAGTCACGCAAAAATGAAATTACTCGTGAAATGACAGAAGGTTTAACTGATACTCAAGTTGAAAAAATTAAATCACTTGCAGAAAGTGTTGAATTCTCCACAGAGGACGAATACAAAGCAAAACTTGAAACTATCCGTGAAAATTACTTCCCATCAGGTGTTAAAAAAGCTGATGCTGACCAATTACACGAGAATGTAGAAGCTGAAACAGCCGAAGAAAAGAAAATTTCTGATCCTTTCGTAGCTGCTGTTTCTCAAGCTATTAGTAAAACAAAGAAATAATTTAGGAGAATAAAATGTATTTGTCCGAAGGTTTACAAACAAAATGGGCAGGTGTGCTAGAACATCCAGATTTAGCACCTATTACTGACCCTTACAAGAAAGCGGTTACGGCTGTTATTCTTGAAAATCAAGCTACAGAGATGACAAAAAGTAACATGATTACTGAAGCATCTCCAGCAAACTCTGCTGGTGCAGGTGGTTTTGGTGGCGGTGCTACTGCTACTGGTCCAGTTGCTGGTTTTGATCCGATTCTAATCTCTTTAGTTCGCCGTTCATTACCAAACTTAATTGCATATGATGTTGCTGGTGTTCAACCAATGACAGGTCCTACAGGCCTTATCTTTGCAATGCGTTCATTATACGAAGGCCAATCAGGTCCTGAAGCATTCTACAACGAAGCTAATACAGGCTTTGCTGGTGTAGGTACTGCTCAAACAGGTATCACAGTTGGTGCAGCTGCTGCTAACACATTCGTAGGCAATGCGGCTGCTGTTGCTGCTATGACTACAGCTCAGGCTGAAGCTGGTATCGCTAATGACACATTTGCAGAAATGGCATTCTCAATTGAGAAAGTGACTGTTACTGCTAAAACACGTGCTCTTAAAGCTGAATATTCTATTGAATTAGCACAAGACCTTAAAGCAGTTCATGGTCTTGACGCTGAAACAGAATTAGCAAATATTCTTTCATCTGAAATTCTTGCTGAAATTAACCGTGAAGTTGTAAGAACTATTTACTCTGTTGCTAAAACAGGATGTGCAACAGGCACTACTGCTTTAGGTACATTTGATTTAGACACAGACTCAAATGGTCGTTGGATGGTTGAGAAAATTAAAGGTCTTGCTTTCCAACTCGAAAGAGAAGCTAACGCGATTGCAAAATTAACACGTAGAGGAAAAGGTAACGTAGTTATCTGCTCAAGCGATGTTGCTTCTGCTCTTGCTATGGCAGGTCTTTTAGATTACAACCCAGCACTACAATCACAAACTAACTTAACAGTTGATGATACAGGCAATACATTTGCTGGTACATTATTTGGTCGCGTTAAAGTGTATGTTGATCCATATGCTCCAGTTAATGCTACTAAAGAATTTGCTGTAGTTGGTTACAAAGGTTCTAATGCTTATGACGCTGGTCTATTCTACTGCCCATATGTTCCACTACAAATGGTAAGAGCAGTTGATACAGGTACTTTCCAACCGAAAATTGGCTTCAAAACCAGATATGGACTTGTTGCTAACCCATTCGCAGAAGGTACTAACCAAGGTTCTGGCAGTCTAACAGCACTATCTAACAACTATTACAGAGCGTTTAAAGTCGCAAATTTAATGTAGGATTAGTTTTTAGATTTATGTTTCACGAAAAGATACCCGCTTCGGCGGGTATTTTTTTATCCATCATTCTAAAAAAAGATAGCATAAATATACCATAACAATTTTGTGAGATTTTAAATGGCTGTTACAGATAGAAATCCGGTTAATCCAAATTTTTTACAACCAAATAAGTATATTCTCAACTTCTCTAGGTTGCCTAATATACAATATTTTTGTCAAGCTGTCTCTGTGCCTGGGATTTCAATGTCAGAAACACCTCAACCCACTCCTTTTGTGGACATATTTGCGCCAGGAGATAAAGCCATTTATGACCTATTAAATGTAACTTTTTTAATTGATGAAAGAATGACTTCATGGATAGAAGTACATGATTGGATTCGTGCTATGACTTTTCCAGAAGATTTTGAAGATTATGTTTCATTAGGCAAATTAAACAAACAAGTAACAAGAGTTCAAACAAAAAAACCACAATATTCAGATGCTACATTAACTATGTTGTCTTCATCAAATCAACCATACATTCGAATAAAGTTTTTTGAATGTTTTCCTACCACCCTATCAACATTTATTATGTCTTCATCGGATAGTCCCGATACATTGCTTACCGCAGATGCTACTTTTCGGTACACTTACTACGATATCGAAAAAGTTTATTAAAAACGCTTGACATTTGATTGCCATTCAATTATAATATAATAATTGGAGGACTATACATTTATGAAACAACTTGAAGAATTATTAGAAATGTGGAGAAAAGATTCTGAACTGGATAGAACAGAACCAGGTAAAGAACTCTCAAAGATACCACAATTACATAGCAAATATTTAAACATACTTTCTCGTCATAGATTGCTTTCTAAGGAATGTGAATTTAAATTAAATAAAATTCGTAGACTGAAATGGGAATATTATACTGGTAAATTAGATGATGATGAATTAAAAAAATATGGATGGGAACCATTTCCATATGTTCTTAAGGCTGAACTATCTACTTACTTAGAAAGTGATGATGATATTAATAAACAAAAAGCATCAAAAACATTACATGATGAAATTGTTACTGTGTGTGAAGCTATATTAAAAGAAATTCATAGTAGAACCTTTCAGTTAAAATCATTTATTGATTGGGAAAAATTTATCCAAGGCGTATAATGTCCGATATAATTCTTCATAAATTAAACGAGTCCTATTTACAAGTTGAGTGTGAACGACACTTCGCTCAAGAACTTTCCGATTACTTCACATTCTTTGTGCCTGGTTATCAGTTCACACCAGCATACAAAATGCGAGCTTGGGATGGAAAGATTAGGCTTTTAGATTTAAGAAACTCTACCATATATCATGGTCTTACCCCATATATACAAAAGTTTTGTGAAGAACGAAATTATAAATTAGAAATTGATAAAGATGTCGATTCAACTGAAGAATTTTCCGTTCATGAAGCCAAAACATTTATTGAATCTCTTAATCTTCCCTATGAGGTCCGTGATTATCAAATTAAATCTTTTATTACTGGAATTCGCAATAAAAGGGTTCTCCTACTGTCTCCAACAGCGTCTGGTAAATCTTTAATACTATACTTAATGGTTGCATATCTCCAAAGCATAGACTTTAAGAAAGGGTTAATGATTGTACCAACCACATCACTGGTTGAACAAATGTATACTGATTTTAAATCATATGGTTATGATTCAGATAAACATTGCCATCGACAATACTCAGGTAAAGACAAACATACAAATAACTTTTTAACAATTACAACATGGCAATCTATCTATAAAAATTCACCAGAGTATTTTGAACAATTCGATTTTGTATTGGGTGATGAAGCTCACCAATTTAAAGCAAAATCTTTAACAACAATTATGTCTGGTTGTATTAGTGCTAAATATAGAATAGGTACAACTGGCACATTAGATGGTACACAAACACACCGACTTGTATTAGAAGGTCTATTTGGTCCTGTTTATCGTGCTACAACCACCTCTGAACTAATTGAACAAAAACATTTGGCGGAATTTCAAATTAAATGTTTAGTATTGAAATATGCAGAATCTCTTTGTAAACAAGCCAAAGATTGGGACTATAATGCTGAAATAAATTTTATTGTTCAAAACAAAGCACGAAATGAATTTATAAAAAATTTAGCTTTATCTCTAAACGGCAATTCATTAATTCTTTTTCAATTTGTTGAAAAACATGGAAAAGATTTATATGAAATAATTAAAGATAAAGCAAAGAAACGTAAAACGTTTTTTGTTTTTGGCGGAACAGAAACGGAAGCTCGTGAATCGGTTCGTTCAATTACCGAAAAAGAAAAAGATGCAATTATTGTAGCTTCATATGGTACTTTTTCTACAGGCATAAATATAAGGAACCTACACAATATTATATTTGCCTCGCCAAGTAAATCTCGTATTCGTAATTTACAATCAATAGGCCGAGGATTGAGAGTTGGTGATAATAAAGAAATAGCAACTTTATTTGATATTGCTGATGATTTTAGAATTGGTAAATTTACCAATTACACATTAAAACATTTTATTGAAAGAATGAAAATATATGATGATGAAAAGTTCAAATACAAGTTCTACAACATCGAGCTCAAAAATGGATGAAACACTTAACATAAAAGTTGTCCGTCTCCAATCAGGTGAAGATGTTATCGCCGATGTTATATCTGACGATAACAATACAATTCTTCAGAACCCAATGGTTGTTTTACTTAAAAGGTCCAAGACCGGTTCGGTAATGATGATGGTGCCATGGTTGCCAGTTGAACTTATTTCTGATAATATAGCTACACTAAACAATTCAGAAATTCTTACATACACAAATCCAAAAGAAAGTTTAGTTGAGTTTTATTTACATATGGTTGAAGAGGTTAAAATTGAAACCAAAAACAGTGACAAAGCTCTTAACCAAAAAACAAAAGATTTTAAAATGAGTCGGTCATACGAAAGTGAATATGATTTAGACCTTGAAGATAATATAACAACAATTGATGAACTTGTTGAACACATGAGTAATACTAAAGGCAAAAAAACACTACATTAATGTTAGACTTTAATAATGATAATTTGAATATGGTCTCAAAAATTATAGTGCATAATTTAACACCAGACTTACTTCCTAAAAAATGGATAGAAAGAAATAATTCTAATCCTATGTTTGGTCACTGTCATACAGCTTCAGCTTGTTTACAAAAAATATTTGGAACAAAACAACTCAAACTTCAGCGAGCATTAGATGATGAGGGTATATGGCACTGGTGGTGTATAGATAAGAATTCAAACATAATAGATTTAACCGCTGAACAATACTATTTGGAGAATAGATGCCCTCCTTATGATAAAGGACAAAAGGCATCAATGTTAGGATTTGATTATAGAAAACGTGTGTTGTTATTGTTGGATAGGATCCAGGAGGTCCTACCTCATCAGCAACACTAATATTCTAAACTATAAATGAGAGAATGTCAAGGCCTAAACCAGGCAAACATGAGAGAAGGTATATAATGGCAAAAAAAGAAAAACACTATGTAAATAATGCAGATTTCCTAAAAGCATTGATTGAGTATAAAAAGAACTGTGATGAAGCTGATAAACAAAAAAAGATTCAACCACAAGTTCCAAATTATGTCGGTGAATGTTTTTTAAAAATTGCAGAACACCTTTCACGCAAACCAAACTTTGCATCATATTCATTTAGAGATGAAATGATTGCTGATGGTATTGAAAA